TATAAGGATAAATACAAGGGATTATGTTATGCTTAAAAAGGCCTTTCCTGCGTTTGAAGGTGAGAGTGTGGCTTCATATTTTAATAGAGTGAGAAGGGAGGTAGAAAAATGGAAATTAAAGATAGAAACGGAAAGCTAATAGTAAAATTTGACGGCAATCTGAGGCATGCTGATCTGAGCAGTGTTGATTTGAGGAATGCTGATCTAAGCTATGCTGATTTGAGGAATGCTGATCTAAGCTATGCTGATTTGAGGAATGCTGATCTAAGCTATGCTGATTTGAGGCATGCTGATCTGAGGAATGCTGATCTGAGCAGTGTTAATCTTCCAAAAAAAGAATGATGGAACCAGCAACAGAAAAACAACTTAAATTTATGAATGCTTTGAATTTAGAGCCTTTTCCTAATATATCTAAACGAGCTGCCAAAGAGATGATAGCTGCTAAGTTAGAAGAAAATGAGTCTACGCCTGAAGTAGTAAAGATTGGAGCGCCTGTAAAAATAGACTATTCTAATGGCAATGGAGAGGATAAGTATGATTGGAAAGAAAAGCATTGTAGAGCTGTAGCTTTGGAATGTGCTATTGCAGTGGCTAGGAATAAAGACTACACTAATGAAGAGTTTGATATGGCTAAAGTTCAATATTTTAATTGGATTTGGCTAGGTGAATAATTAAGAAGGAACTACACCAATAATTACTTTATTAACTTCTTGTTTTAGACATTTATTACATATCCATTTTTCATCAGGGCAAAACCAAATTAATTCTGTCCCCTTAGCTTTACATTTAGAACATTCTTTTTCTTCATCTAACATATCTATTGTTTGATATACTTTTTTATATAATGCACTCTCACAGGCCTGTGATATGTTGATATGTTGTTGTTTGGCTTTCTTCCACGTGGATTCATCAATAGTAATCATCACTGCTTTCTTAGCCATAAAAGAACTAATAAACTAGCATTTATATATGTTTCTATACTCCACTGGAAACCCCCCTCTCCCTTAGAATCCCTCTCCCCCGAAAATGATATATATATATATATAACTATCTTTCCCTCTTACCTCTAGGGAAAGCTTTCTCATTTAGAATTAAGTGTTTATATGAATATATTGGGGTTTATATATATTGTGGTTATTGATGCTTTACTTTGTAAGAATACCAGTTTAGTAACATTTAAATAACTGAAGATCCTCAAAATGCTGTGCATTTTGAGTCCGTATCCCTTTCTTTAATGTTACCTAGCTTTATTTATACATCTTACAAAGTAAACAGTGAGCTCTCTCCTTCTCCCCCCTCTTCATAGATCCCTTGGGTCTCGAGACCCAAGCCAATCCCTCGAGGGATTGGGGATCTATGAATTCACCCCCCGAAGGATAGAGTGTGTGGGCCTATATAGTTATTCGGTACACCGAATAACTTTTAGTTTAACATCATGTAAGCGAGAGTTGTTACTGAGCAATAGTGACTGTGCCGAACCCAGCTGACAAATTTTCCAAAAAATATATAAATATACATATCTTCTAAAATTATGACTATTCATATTCAACTTGATAAATGGCAACAAGATATTCTAGATGCTAAGGGCAATATATTACTATGTACAGGCAGACAAGTAGGGAAAACTACTATATTTGCTATAAAAGCAGCAGAAAGAATGGTCTCTCAGCCAAAATGTCGGATTATTGTTGCTTCTTTAACTGAAGATCAAGCACATTTAATAATTGTGATGATTTTAACTCATTTAGAAAGGTTTCATAAGAAGAAGATAGCCAAAAAGCGAAAAGCGCCTACTAAATCATCAATTACCTTAACAAACGGTTCAAAAGTGCTTGCTAGACCGGTTGGGAACACTGGAGATGCTATTAGGGGTTTTACAGGTGATGTTTTGATTCCTGATGAGGCTAGTAGGATGCCAGAAACAATGTGGACTGCCTCTAAGCCTACTTTACTAACTACAGCGGGGGAGATTTGGATGTGTTCAACTCCCTACGGAAAGCAAGGTTATTTTTATGAATGTTTTAAGAATAAAAATAACAGGTTTAAAGTGTTTCATGTTTCAAGCGAAGAAGTTATTAAAAATAGACGTATCAGTGAAAGTTGGACTAAGGAACAGAGAGAGGCGGCTTTAGAATTCTTAGATGATGAAAAAAAGGATATGTCACAATTAGAATATGCGCAGGAGTATTTAGGCAAATTCATAGATGATTTAAGGCAACTCTTTAGTGATGAGATAATCCTCAAGATATGCAAGGCTAAGAGAAACATACAAAGGCATGGGGCCTTCTTTCTTGGTTGTGATCTTGCTAGACTTGGGGGAGATGAGATAACCTTTGAAATTATAAATAAACTAAACAAAGACATGATGATTCATGTAGAGAATATCTTCCAAAAGTTCAAACTTACGACATGGTCTTTTGATAAGATAAAAGAATTAGATAGACAATGGAATTTTAAGAAGATTGGGATTGATGCAGGTTCTGGTTCTTTAGGAGTTAGTATTCTGGATTTTCTATTAAGAGAACCAATAATTAAAAAGAAAATTATAGCTTTAAATAATCTTCAGATTACTTTAGATCATCTAGGTGAGAGAAAGAGGGGAATCCTTAAAGAAGATATGTATTTTAATCTTTTAGCTTTAATGGAGAAAAACAAGATCCAACTTCTCGACGATGATGAAGTTAGACTCTCATTAAAGTCAGTGCAGTATGAATATGTAATGAAAGAGGGTCAGCCAACAAAGATAAGAATATTTGGAAAATATACACACATTGTTGAAGGATTGGTTAGGGCCGTTTGGCTTGCAAATCAGAAACATTTAAATTCCTTCTTTGATTACATTTAACATGTCTAATACACTCTTTACACAAGCAAATGCAATAAAAGCTGCAGGAAAAGGAGCTAATGCTACTATTGTTGCTGATTCTACCCAATTAACCCTCTGGTCAGATCAAGCAGAAGGTAGGATAGAAGCAGAGACTAGAAGAACTTGGGTCGATGATTTTGCGAGCTTAGATACTGGCACTAAAGGGCTTTTACAAGAAGTAGGTTCTGCAATAGTTGCCATGAAAATTATAACTTGGGATACTTCTGGTTACTTTAATTCGAGAGAGGCAGAGACTCTTTTAGATTACCTTGACGACGTGGTTAATGATGGATTGAGAATACTCAAAGATTTTAAAGCTAATACTTTGAGGTCTGCTATATAATGGTACTCAAACAGAAATTTAGGAAAAGCCCTGCAAGTGTTACTAGCTTTGACTTTGTAGAGTTTTTAACAGGCAACGGTTATGTGACTTTCTATGGTGGAGTTCTTATGCCTAAAGAAGAAACATATGAATCTTATTTAACTGGAGATGATTCTGACATAAATGTTGATTCTACAAGAGCAGCCCAGACTTTTACTATAGGAAATACTGGGACAGATGAGAATTTTTGGATAACTAAAGTTCGCCTTTTACGTGATACAGGAACACTGGCAGATATAAAAGTAGAAATACATGAAGTAACATCTGGAGAACCTAATGGGACCATAAAGTGGAGTAATGAAGGCTCTGACGGAATTAGGTCTTTAGGGGCTAGTGATGATACTTGGGTGGAATGGAATATTACTGATACACATGAATTTGATAATACTCAATTACAAGCAGGAACAATGTATGCTATAGTTGTGTATAGATATACTGGATCAACAACTACAAAGTTTAGAGTTGATAGTTCAGGAAGTTATACAGGTGGTAAGCATTATGTAGGTAATGTAGGTTCTTGGGTAGAAGATGTGGGAGCTACCTTAATGTTTGAAATTCTTGGATCAACAACAAATCCTTATACTTTATCCACTAAATCTTTTGATTCTCTTTTTGATACAACAAATATAAAAAAAGAAGCAACCTCTACAAGTGTTGATAATTTGTCAGCAGATTTAAGTTTTGAAGGAATATTTAATAAAACAGCAATTCTTAAGGGTACAGCTATAGTTACCTCTACTATTACTAGTGGTGCCGATATGCATGAACCTTCAGCAGAGATATTTCATGTTAGAGACACTACTGCAACTTCCCTAGGTTCTGCTGTTGGATTTCTTAATAATTCAGTAGTACGTTTACAAATTCCTTTAACAACTACACCCTTAAATGCAGGAGATAAAATAAGATTAGTATTATCTGCAGGAATAAAGGAATCAGATGATTTCCAAGCAGAAGCAACATTCGCACATAACGGATCAACAGATTTATTATTAGATTTACCATTCAGGACAGAT